GTTTATAAAATCAGAATCTTTAGATTTGTTAGATGAAATTAAAAACTATAAGTGGAAAACGGATCATGATGGCAACACAATGGATGAGCCTGTTAAGTTTCGTGACCACTTGATGGATGCCATGCGTTATGCGATATACTCAAAATATGCGAAAGCAAAAAGAGGATGGGTGGTTTAGGTTAAAAATTTGTTACTTTTGTAAAAATATCATATAGTGAAGTTAACGGACATACTAAGTGCGGTTAATCCTTTTAAACAAAAGGCAGCCCCTAGAAAAAATACGAACCTTAATAACCCATTTGGTGATTTTGGTGGTTTAATAGGCGGTAGAACGCTTTACCCAAATTTAGACTATGCCAAGTTCGTACAGGATTACGATAACAATAGCGAAGTCTATTCTATCATCAAGCGTATCTCAAAAACAATCTCTACAGTTCCTTTCTATGTTTATAAGGTTAAGAGCAAGAAAGACTTGAACACTTATAAATCTATGATGGCTAACGCATCAAGCGGAGCAGATATTGCTCGTGCTGAGTTAGTAAGGATTAAAGCAGTTGATGAGATTGCTGATAGTCCGCTAAACAAATTATTAGAAAGACCGAATCCATACCAATCGTTCTCTGAGTTCATCGAGAATATCATTGGCTATAAACTTATTACAGGTAACTCTTACATATGGGCTAATAGATTAGCTAGTGGTAAGGTTGCTGAACTTGTTACTCTCCCATCCCAATATGTCGCTATCATTAGCGATGGTACTATCAATGGGGTTGAAGGCTACTCTTTCACATTAGTTGGGTGGGATCAGTTGGATGCTAAAGATGTAATCCACTTAAAATACTTCAACCCCTACTTCAACACTAATGGACAACAACTATATGGACTATCGCCTTTACAAGCTGCTTACAGGACTGTTCAACGCAGTAACGATGCTAAGGATACCTCTGTAGGTATGTTGCAGAATCAAGGGCCTAAGGGTATCTTGTATGCAGATGAGTCAAATGATTTCGGCCCTGAACAAGCTGGTAAGTTAAAAGAAGATTTCTACAATCAGTACGGAACTAAAACGCAAGGAGGCATTATTCAAAATGCTGGTAAGATTTTAATTGCAGGTGCTAAATTGGGTTGGGTTAATATGGGATTATCTCCTGTTGACCTTCAGTTGTTAGAATCAGAGAAGATTACGCTTCGTGAGTTGTGTAATGTGTACGGAGTTAATTCTGCATTATTTAACGATCCTGATAATAAGACTTACAATAATATGAAAGAGGCTAAAAAGGAAATGCTTACTCAAGTAGTACTTCCTGAATTAGTTTTGATTCGTGATGCGTTCAATAGATTCTTTGAAGGTGAGATTGGACAAGGTTACTATATCGATTTTGATATTACTGTGTTCCCAGAGTTGCAAGAGGATATGAAAGAGTTATCTGCTATTCTTTCTCAATCATGGTGGATTACACCTAACGAAAAAAGACAAGCAATGAGATACGATACTGTTCAAGATGATGTCATGAACTCTATCTACATACCTGCTGGTTACTTACCTATCGATGAGTTAACAATGTTGCAGAATCCAAGAGATGCTCAACAACAAGGAGATTATAATTTGCCTCCTGTAAAATAATATGGATGTCCAAGATATTACAACCTTCTCAGCAATTCAATTTGCAACAAACCATAGCGAGGAAGTCCATCACAGAGTTTAGGCCACAAATCGAAAAGGCTCTGCAATATGATTTTGATAAAGCTGCATTGCTTGTAAAGGAGATGGGAGTATTTCAACTAGCTAATTATAACAAGACATTTTTTAACCAAGATAAGATTAGCAATATTTTACGAACTTTGTACGAAGGTACTGGTGGTTATACTGCTATGAGGTATCAGAAGATATTTGACAAGTATAAGAAAGCAGAAGATTTTGACCTTGATCCGTTAAACATAATGGATGAATGGTTAGCGTTTATGTTATCGTACTGGGTTTCAATTAGTGGCCCAAAAATGTACGGAATACAAAACACAACCGATAACGAGATAGCAAGGATACTAAATAATGTTATTGCTTATGGAAGGGCTAATAACCTTTCTACAAACGAAACAAACGCAATGGCCATTCAGCTTCTTAGAGAAGGTAAGATAAATGTTTCAAGGAGTTTATTAATAGCAAGAACGGAATCTCATCAAGCTTTAAGCACAGGTGCGATTGGGGCAACACAAGGAATTAATATACCTTTGCTAAAACAATGGGTTCACGCTGAATATGTTGGTAGTCCAAGAACTTGGCATCTAGCATTAGATAGGCAAACGAACCCTGATGATGGTGGAGTAAGAATACCTGTGAATCAACCATTCATGGTAAACACTCCTAACTACGGTGTAATTGAAATGCAATATGCACATGATGCAAGTGGCGGAGCAGCTAATAACTGCAACTGCCGATGCTGCACGGTGTATGTCGCTTAAACAAATAAATATGAGTAATTTTTATAACAAGAAGTCGATTGAAGGTTCTCCAATAGACATGGAGGATGGAAGTAGAGTTATTACTATGTACTACTCTGCTTTTGGTAATGTAGATTCCGATGGTGATATAATCACACCAGGAGCATTTACTAAAACACTAAAAGAAAATGGCCCACAAGCCAAAAATAGAATTTGGCATCTAATGAATCACTCTACAGACAAGCCTATTGCTAAGCCATATGAGATGATGGAAGATGCTTATGGCTTAAGAGCAAGTGTTAAGATACCTAATACTACTTTAGGTAATGACTTGTATGAGTTATATAAAGATGGTCATATCACAGAACATAGTATCGGATTTCAGACTATTAAGTCACAACAGAAATCAGGGTACAATGAAATCAATGAAATAAAATTGTTTGAGGGAAGTTCAGTATTGTGGGGTGCAAACGCAAATACACCAACAGTAGGAGTTAAAAGTCAGATTAAGTCAACTCTAGTTGATGAGATGGGTAAAACCATTAAGTCATTGAGAAATGGACATTTTACTGATGAAACTTTTGAGTTGTTAGAACTTAAACTCAAGCAATTACAACAATATCTATCTGAGATGGAAGATGAACCTTCAATCACTCCTGAGCCAACCGCTGAAGAAGCATTGCCAACTGAGGAAGCTGATCCGATGATTTCCGTTGAACTAGAGGTAAACAAATATTTACAATCATTTAAAATTTTTAACTAATGGTAGAAGAAATTAAAAGTGCATTCGAAGGCATTAAATCCGAAGTAAACGGAGCAATCGAAAGTGCGAAGGCTGATAATGCTAGTGCATTAGAAAGCGTAAAGGCTGAATTAGAAGCTACTAAAGCTTCAATTACAGTTGTTAAGGATGAAATCGAAAAATTGGAAGCAAAACAAAATCGTGTTAAAATGAATCAAACAGAAGTAAAAGGGTTTAATGTAACTCTTGCAGACGCTATCGAACAAAATGGTGATAGCTTAGCGAAATTAGCTCGTGGTGAACAAAAGCGTTCAAGCTTTATCTTGGATACAAAAGCAGTTGGTAATATGACAGAAGCGGTTAACCTTACAGGTGACATCACTCGTCAATATGCTAATCAAGTTTATGCTTTACCTGCTCGTAAAGTGCATTTAAGAAGTTTGTTACCAATCGGAACAATTAACCAAGGTTTATTTACTTTCCCTTATGAAAGTGGTGGAGAAGGTGCTCCAGCAGCTCAAACTCAAGGAAGTTCTAAAGCTCAAGTTGATTTTGATATTACAATGAAAGATGCAGCAGCTCAGTACATCGCTGGTTATGTTCGTATCTCTCGCCAAATGTTAGATGATATACCTGCTATGACTTCTTTCTTACAATCTCGTTTGTTAGAGAAGTATTTAGTTGCTGAAGATGCTCAATTATTAAGTGGTAATGGTACTGCTCCTAACTTACAAGGTATTACTGGTGTAGCTACTGCTGCAACTGGTGCTGCTACTGTTGATGTTGAGCAATTAGTTCAAGCTATTGCTCAGTTAGAAACTTCTGACTATTCTGCAACAGGTATTTTAGTTAACCCAACTGATTGGGCTGCTATCATGAATACTAAGAATACTAACTCTGCTTACACTTTACCTGCTTCTACAGTTGTTACAACTGATGGTAGTGTATCTATCGCTGGTATCCCTCTTTACAAATCAACTGCAATCGCAGTAGATAAGTTCTTAGTAGGTGACTGGTCTATGGGTGCTCAAATCATGCAAAATCAAGGTATCTCTGTTCAATTCTCTGAAATGGATGGTGATAACTTTACAAAGAACATGATTACTGTAAGAGTTGAAGCTCGTATTGCATTCCCTATCTACTACACTGGTGCGTTTGTTTATGGTGATTTTGGTAATGTTGCTTAATCTTTAATTAGATTTACAATACAAGGGATAGCCTAGAAAGCTATCCCTTTTTGTTTACACTAAATTTTAGTTATTTTTGTAAAAATTAGCATAATGCAGATACTAAGAGATGTAACGACTACAGTAGCCCCTTCGGCAACAATAGTTACCTTACAGACCGCAAAGGATTATTTAAGAGTAGATTATAGCGAAGATGATACTTTGATTACTAACCTTATAGAAACCGCTAGGATCAGATTAGAGCAGTACGCTTCGGTTGCCATGACTACTAGAACCCTAAAGGTGGTAGCTTATGTAGATGAGTTTATAGAGCTTCCTTATGCTCCTATAAACACTATTTCATTAGTAGAGTATTGGGATGGTGCTGCATGGGTAGCAATGGTACTTGGGGATTATAGAGTTATAGGTGATACCTACAAAAAGGTTTATTTTAATTCACCTCTTATGAGTGACTTTAGATTCACTTATACTTGTGGATATGCCACTACTCCAGAGTCTATGAAAACGGCTTTATTAAAGATGGTAGGTGATTTATATGAGTACAGAGAATCAAGTGTTGAAAGCACTAAGCCTTCAGCTAACTTAACAACGGCTTACGAACTAATGAAACCTTACAAAAGGGTAAGTATTATCTTCTAATGATAGGACAATTAAGAAATAGGATTACATTTAATACTAAAACAAGCGTTTCTGATAGTGCAGGAGGGTTTGTGAATACTTTAGTACCATACTACACTTGCTGGGCTGAATTGGTCAATAATACCAATAGTAGGACTAATATAACAGGTAGGGATAGTATTAATGATGGAGTTACATTTAGGATCAGATATACAACAGGCAAGACATTTACTAATGCTCTTGTAATAACTTGGAAGTCAAGGACTTATATGATTAACTCTATTATAAACGAAGCTGACTTGAATCAATATTATTTAATAGGTTGTGCAACACTTAAGTAATGGATGAAGATATAAAAGGTAATATAAAATTTACAATAGAGGCAAGGAATCTATTTAAGCTACAAATGAGGTACGCAGAAGTTGCGGAACAATTTAAGGCTTATGCGATAAAAAGGATTAATGAATCTGTATTAGCTATTGAAGCTCAAGCAAAACAACAATCTTCAATAAGCGGACTTAAAAGACTTAATCCAAATTCAAAATATAAAAGGACAGGCAATTTATCTAATAGCATTACATCTACACCATATAATCCAAATACAGGATATGCTAAAGTAAGTGTTGGTAATGAATTGGTTAATTATGCCCCATATGTAGAATTTGGTACAGGTAGAGGGTTTGGAATACCTACATATAAATACGGATTGACTCAAAACAGATTAATGAGTTTTGCAGGTCAATTTAAAACAGGAGGCAGTAAGAATAATATGCCATATAGGCCTTATTTGTTCAATTCGTTTGACAAGCAATATTCTGCTTTATTTAGAAGTTTAAACAACTTTAAAAAGTAGGCAAAATAAATATAAATATATTTCATTAAATTTGTACCAAAATGAAGGACTGCGGATATACACTAAGGAAAGCTTATTACGATAAGTTTATCTCGGCTTCCTACTCATTAGCTGCCTATGACACCATAGCACCTGACACAGTAGAACCGCCTTATTTGATTATCAGTAGTCAGACACAAGCGGACAATAGTAATAAACAAAGCTATGGTTTTGATGTTACTATCCAATTTGACATAGTTTATAGGACTTTTAAAGCAGGGGAAGTAGGGCAGAAAACTGTTGATACTTATGCAAATGAGTTATTAGGAATAGTAGGTGTTAGACCGCCAAGTTATCCTAGTACTGCACCTGACTTTAAAATAGTCACTTGTAAGGTTGCTAGTAATATTGCTACCTTTGACTATGTGGATGAGGCATATGTGTTTAGAAGGGTAATAACAATGGATCATTTCATGAATCAATTAACATAAAAGAAAAATAAAATAAAATGGCAACAACAAGTGTATTTAACGGAACTTCATTAGTAGTTCTAATTGGAACTGAAGTAATAGCATTCTCTACTTCTTGTTCTTTAAGCATAGCTATAGATGCTCCAGACGCTTCTAATAAAGAAAGTTTAGGATGGGCTGTAGAAATTGGTGGACAAAAGTCTTGGTCTTTAACAACTGATGGCTTAGCTACAGTAGTACCAGGTGTTACTGCTACATATATAAGTACATCTGAATTGACCGCTTTAGCAATCGCTAGAACTGCGGTTACAGTTAAGTTTACTACAGTAGATAACTCAACAGTTGGTGGTGTAACTCCAGTTACAGGTGATTCAATATGGTCAGGTTCTGCGTTTATTGAGAGTGTAGATATTACTGCTGATATGGAGAACCCAGTTACATACTCAGTTTCTTTCAAAGGAACAGGAGCATTGACTCAAGGAACTAACTAAGCAAACAAACCAAACAAACCAAACATATGAGAGGACAATTTGAACTAACTCTTTCCGATGGAAAGAAGATACCGATGCGTTTTTGTACTTGGAGTCTTAAAAGATTCTGTCAATTACAAGGAATAGGGCCTTCTGACATAGGAGAAGCTTTAAGTGGTAAGGATTCACTTGATGCTATTGTTAACTTGATGAAATCGGCTGCTGAATATCCATTATATTCTCAAGGGATTACTCCAAGCTTTACTGAAATGGAAGTGTGTGATTGGATAGATGATATGGGTGGAATGGGAGGACAAAAGTTCCAAGATGTAATGGCAGCACTTGCAGAAAGCATGAATAGCGGTATAGATGATAAGCCAACAAAGTCAAGTAAAAAAGATGGAGTAAAAAAAAATTAGAGTGGATTGACATAGAAAGATATACAATGGGGGAGTGCAAAGTGCTTCCCCATTTGTTTTGGGAGATGACCATGGCTGAATTAGATTTTGTGTGGTACGGATATAGACATGAGGAAGAGCAGAAGTGGATTAGAACTAGGTGGCAAACAACTTTACTGATTAATATTCAGCTACCTAAAGGCAAGAAGGTTAAGCCACAAGAGCTTATTGAATTAGACTGCGATACTCGTAACTTTGTAAAGCAAAGAGTAATGACACAAGAAGAACTAGAACAAGTTTTAGAAAAATATAAAATCGCTAAACCGATAAGATAATGGCAGATAATCAAATGGTTAAGATAGTCTTTGACTTTGATCTAGGTAATGTTCCTGCATCAGCAAAGAAACTTAGTCAATATTTAAAGGATAATAATTTAGACTTAAAATTTACTAAAGCTAGTGTGGATGGCTTATCTGCTAGTTTAGGACAACTTTCTACTCAACAAACTAAAGCAGGTAATAGTGCTGCTGCCGCAGGTAATCAGATTAAAAAATCTAATATGCAATGGACAAACTTTGCATTAGTATTACAAGATTTACCTTACGGATTTAGGGGTATTCAAAATAACCTACCTGCTCTTATGGGTGGGTTTGCAGGATTGACAGGGCCTATTTACTTAGCTGGTTCTGCACTTATTGCCTTTTTTACTGCGTGGGATAATGGCATGATTAAGTTTGGTAATACAGTAAAATTAACAACGGATTTCTCTAAAGAAGCGGCTACTGCATATTCTAATGAAACAATACAATTAGAGTCTTTATACAGGGTTACTACCGATGTTAATGTATCAATGGATGAAAGGTTAATAGCAGCACAGGCATTAAAAAAAGAATACCCAGGATTATTGGGTTTATATTCAGATGAAGATATAGCATTAGGCAAGGCAGATGAATCTTATAAAAAGTTAACAACAACAATATGGCAGTATGCTCAAGTAAAAGCTGCTGAAAAAACATTAGAAGAAATTGCTATTAAGCAAAATGCGTTAACTATAAAGAAAAATAAAACCTTAGCCACTCAAAAAGAAAGAGAATTATATTTATATAAAGAGGTTAAAAGTCTTACTCTGGACCAAATGACTTTTACGCAAAGGCTAGTTAAAACATTTGATGACCTTCCTAAAGGACCATTAATGATGGTTAACGCTTGGGGTGCAGTTGCTAAATCAACAGAGATTTTAACAGATATAGAAAAAGAACAACAGTCTATAAATGAAGAAACTAAATTATATAAAGATATAATAGATGCTAATATTACATCTATAAAAAAATTAAACGATTATACTCAAGATCCTGAAAAAACAAGGGCAAGAAGATTAGATGATCCTAATATTAAATTACTAGAAGCTAAAAAACAATATTATAAAGATGATTTATTAATGTCTGCTAGTTTTGAGCAAGAGATATTAGGGAAACAAAGGGACTTGGCTGTAAAACAAGCAGAACTAGAAAAAAAGAGTGGCACTTATATACAAACAATTAAGGATACATATAATCAATTAATTCTAAATTCACAAGCGGAAACAGGTAGAAAGATTATTGAGGAACAACATAAACTTGGAGTAGAACAATATAAAGAATACGAAAAACTTGCTAAAGAAAAAGAAAGACTAGATAAACAAGCAGCAGATGCGGCTAACAAAATAAATGATAGAAATTTACAAAATGCTCTTACTGCGTTAAAAATAGAATCAGATGTAGCTATAAAAATAGCTAATGCTAGTGGTAAGACAACATCTACCGATAGGATTAAAATATTAGAGGATTATAAAAATAAATTATACGAATTAGCTTCAGTTGGTGGATATACTGCTGAACAATTTGATAAAATATCAGATGCATTAGTTAATGTCGATGCTGCAATAGCAGGTTCACAAGATAAAGTTAAAAGCTTTAATGTTACATGGACAGATACAATAAATGGAATAAATAGTATTATTAATGATTTTATTAATAACTCTTTATATGCATTAGGTGAATCCATAGGGAAGGTTTTAGCAGGAGAAAATGTAGATGCAATAGATGTGTTTGGAACATTAATAGCAGATGCACTACAATCTTTAGGTAAGCAATTAATAGCATTTGGAGTTGCTAAACTAGCAGCATGGGAGGCATTAAAAAATCCTACTCCAGCAGGAGCAGCTTTAGCAGTCGCAGCAGGTATCGCAGCAGTAGCAGCAGGTGCAGCATTAAAATCAAGTTTAACAAATGCCAAATCGCCTACAAGCGGATATTCAAATAGCAAGAACTCTAATATGCCAAGAAAGTTTGCAGATGGAGGTATTATTAGTGGGCCAACATATGGCTTAATGGGTGAATACCCAGGAGCTAAATCAAACCCCGAAGTAGTTGCTCCTTTAGATAAGCTTAAAGACATGATTGGAGGAGGTGGAGGTGGAACATTTATGTTAAGAGGACAAGACTTACTTTTGTCTGTAAATAGGGCACAAAAGGCATCAAATCTTAAAGGACAAAATATTAGTTTAGCATAATGGCATACGGATTAAGATATACATTAACTCAAATACTTCGTAATAATTCAACATTAGTTGTAAATATTTACGAAAAAGATCCCTCAGTTGCTACTGTTAAAACATATCAGCCTACAAGTATATTGCTACAACCCAATTCAAATGAAGAAGATCCATTAGGTGGGGTAATATCATCTCAATTAAATGTTTCTTTTTTAATATCAACTCAAGATGATTATGATAATTTCCCTGATTTGTTAAATGCAGATGATAGAAAATATTATGTAGAGTTAGTAAATGTTGTAGGGGCAAGTACAAATATAAAATGGAAGGGATTTCTTTTCAATGATTATATAAATCTACCATTTACAACAGGAAATCAAGAGGTTAATTTTATATGTGTAGATGCTTTATCATATTTAAAATATACTACATATAGTGCATTAGAAGGAAATACAAACGGAACAACAAATCTATTAAGTGTATTAAATACGGCATTATATAGCATAGGGTACGATTCTTATACTTACCTATATTCTTGTTGCTCTTATTTTGCAGCAGGTATGCTTGATAGGGCAACTTCTACAGACAATGAACCATTTGTACAAACATATCAATTTAGAAGAGATTTTGTAGGCTTAGATTACTTTACAATAATAGATAATATTGTCAAATCTTTTGGTTGTAGATTATTTCAATACCAAGGTAATTGGTGGATTATGTCTATAAATGAAATGGCTGGTGCAACAAACTATTATACAAAATACTTGTTATATACTGTTGTTTATTTAACAGAATCAGGCACACTAACCACTGGTATTTCTATTAATCCTTATAGTCAAGGTAATGTGCATTTTATTAATAATAGTCAAACCAAAATAACTAGAAAGGGTTTTTCAAGAGTAATTGTAACTAATCCATTTGAATATGTTGATAATTATATAAATAATGGTGACTTTAAACAAGCACCTTCTTTTACCGCAGCACCAACTGGATTTACATCTACTTTAACTGGTAAAGGATTTATTAATACATATGATTTACCAGATGAACAATATAACGATGTAAGAATACAAGCAGGAATACCAGGTGCACCACCAACAGGTGGAACTGGAACAAGCAAACTAGAAATGGGATCAGGTTATCTACCAACAATGGGTGATAACAAAGCAACATTATCTTTTGATTATGTTTGTTATAATACAAATTCTCCTTCATCAAATACTGGCCAATGTAAAATGTTTATAGAGGTGGCCGTTGGTGCAAATACATATTTTTTAGATAGCAATAACCAATGGGTAACTACAAGTTCTTATATAATAATACCAAGGTCAACAATACAAACAATAAACAGAAGTCCAAGGCAAAGATATACAATAGAAATACCATTAGGAGATACTTCATATAATTATACCGAATTAGTAATTGGCTATGTTAAAATTTCTTTCCTAGTCGAGAATTATGATTATTTTAGATTTAGAAACCTAAGACTTGAACAAACACTTGCTAATTTTACAGGTATCGAAGTCAAAAGAACTCTTGGAACAAATTTGGCTTTAACAAAGGGAATAGATGTTACATATGGTGGTGTTTACCCAGAGGTTTTAATATCTAATATAAGAGGTGCTTTATTTAACTCATCAACAGTTACATTAATAAATTGGTATAGATATGGCAAGGCTGGAACATACCCAAGTCTTATTCAATTAATATGTAGACAATATTCTAATATATTTAATAAAAACCTTGCTACTTTAGAAGGTGATTTAGGTATATCGGAATCTTCTAATAGTACAATATATTTGAATAAGAAGTATGCAGTAGTGGATTCTGCTACAGACGCCTTAACCTATAATAACAAAATATTTATGGCTAATAGACTAACTGTAGATAGTTATGGAGATAGAACAACATCTTTACAATTATTAGAAATTACAAATGATGATAATTTGTCGGTAGAAACAATAAAATATTTAGAATCTTAATGTATAACTTTTAATTATGGCATCAGTAATAAACGGAACGAATATAGTCTTATACGAATATGATAGCAATGCTATCTATTACTTTAATGGAGGTACTGCACAAGGAACTTTTGATAGTATTGTGTGTAAGGAATTAAGCAGAAGCCAAGTAGCAGGTACTTCAGTTGACTTCACTAAAACAGGAGCAGGTACAATAGCTTCGTTTATTACAAACGCTCTTGATCCTGGTGTTACAACAATACCAGCAGGTACTTGGACTTTTAGTGCTTATTATTCTATTTTAACTGCTTTTGCAGGTGCTCAAGTTCAGTATCAATTATATAAATATAATGGTAGTGTAGCTACCTTATTGTTTACATCGGCAGCAACGACCTTAACGGCCCTAACAAAGACTTTATATTCTACGGCAATGACAGTCAGTCAAACAACTATAGCTGCCACAGATAGGCTTCTAATTAAGGTTATTTACGCAGGTACAACTACTAACCAAATTACTCTTTATACCCAATCTAGCAATGTAGCTCAAGTAACTACAACTATACCACTAGGAACTCCAATGGGAGCTTCTACAAGTTGCTCTTTTGAGGCATCTACTGAACAAGTAGAAGTAACCTCTCAA